TTGCATGGACTTGCATGGAGTTGCACGGAGCTTACTGTTACTATAGTAGCTCATCATTCTCCCTTACATAGAGAGACTTAGCCCCCACTAGTTGGGGGCTTTTTTTGCCTACAGTTCGTCGAAATACTGCGCGTTAGACTCATCTAGCGCGTTTATGTACCGTCTATTAGATATTACGTTGCCCCTATTTTCTTCTGCTGTTACCGAGCCTTGCCGTCTCGTCCTAATTGACGATCTAATAGTAGATGCTTTTATTACAGCTTCGGGGTGTTTCTCGTTAAATTCTTCTATTTCGCGTTCAATTCCCGCTATCGTCGAATCGCTTTCTTCGTCTCTAAGTGCGTAGAAGAGCCTTTCTGTCAGCCCAGACCGTGCCGCCGTTACTCCGGCAAGAACCCTACGGTCTCTAGCTAGCTTGTCTTGTTCTGCACGGAACCTAGCGGGGGTAAAACCCATAAGCTGCTTTAATGGGTCACTTGTTCGCACATCACTGACTATGTCATCTCCGCGCGATGTTTTGTAGCCCTCTTCCATATAGCGATTACTTTTAACTGCATTAGAGAAAGCGGTGGGCAGTAAGCCCTCTATCGCGCGTTCAGCAACTCTCGGATTGTCGTCCCCTAACTTTGTTAAGTTTGTACCCAAGCGCAACATAATACCGAGAGTAGGGCCACCGAAAGACTCTGCGGCGTATTGCAATTGGTTTTCTGGGCGATAGTTGCCTTTATCTCTAATCATTAAGTTAGTTAAAGAAATACGGTCAGTTACGTCTACGCCCAACCCTCTAGCAATAAGCCCGTAGTAGTACTTATCCCCTATAGTCTTAGCTACTCTAGTGTTAGTGTCGTCCTCATCTTCACCCATGAATTGATCCATAACCCAAGCAGCTAGTCCGTAGAATGGCACTCCTTTAGCCCCAACTAGGGCAGCTCCTGTGGCATTCATATAGATAAAGGCGTTACGTGCGACACGATCATCTTCTATCTGTTCTTCCGTACGCTCAGTACCTGCAAGTTGGCGCTTCATTGCGTTCAACGCGGACATTTGTATATAGAGTATTTGTGCAGGGAACCGCTTGAACTGATACAGAAGACTACCCATACCGGTCTGTGCCCAACGAGGAGCCGTGGCAAGCAACGCAGAACTGTTTGCGTACTCCATAAAGGCAACAGCTTTGTTAGCAGCGTCAGGACCGAACGTCTCGATGTCCGCAGGTGTCATTTGAGATAATTTTTTAGCTGCCTTACCGGGATTAGCTTTTTTGTATGCCTTTTCTATTTCTAAGATATACGAGCTTGCCGCAGTAACTTGGCGTATCGCCCGCTCTGAGTGGTTAAATACAAATGCAGCTACATAGCTAGCCTTGTTTATTATAGGCGAAGTTGGGTTTTCGTAGTCCGCGTTTTCTGAAGATATAGTTCGAGTGTCTATACCAAACTTTTTCAATTGCTTCTTTAATGGGTCAAGCGGTCCGCCCATTTCGTTGGTAAAGCTTAGCCCCCCGAACGACTCGACTGTACCCATCTCTCCAGTCTCAGTAAGTCCTTCACGTGACACATCTCCCGCCGTACCCATGTACATCTTCATAGCCCGAGCCATAGCCTTGGTAGCTTTAATTCCACCAAACTTACCGGACAATAGCGGGCCTACAATCAGAGGTAGGGTAGACATGTTTACCGCAGCAGAGGATACGTTAAAGCCCAACGTGTACATAAACGCGCCTGCTCTTAGCATCCTATACCCTTCTGATATATAGGGGTTTTTGGCAAACTCTAAGTAGCTGGGTAGTTTGCCCGGCTGTTTGTTAGTTTCTTCTTTTGATCCAATTAACGTATCTTTTAATTCTTGCACAAATTTTTCTTGTGGGAGAAGCGCGGCTTCTTCGCGGATTTTTTTCGCCACTCGGGCGAACTCTGCCTCAAACTTTATATTTGCAAGGCTGTTTATCATCATCGGGTACGAATCTTCAAACACTTTAAGCGCCTGTGTTTCGTAGCCTGCTACACCCTTACGCTCTCTATGGCTCTGGACTAAACTTTGGTCAGGTAAAGATTTAAATAGCAGGTCGTTTACGAAGTCTATGGCCCCTTCTGGGAGCTTTACTTTGCGCTCTACCGACTTACCGTTAGCATCTTTCTCCGTTATAGTTATTGGTGCCTTAAGTTCTTTGAGTAACCCCACTAAGAAAGTTGTAGGTAAGTTAATTCCCCTTGCTTCTATTTCGGGGCGGGTCGCCTTTGATATAGAACCCTCAATAATGCTAGTGTCGTTTCCTAACTCTTCTATCGCTACGTCGCGCGCTCCCTCACTGGGATGGGCACTTACGCCAAAAGTAGTCTGGCCTTTAGCGTCTTTATAGCTGTACTGAACCCAGAAATCGCCCTTACGGTCTAGTTTAAAGTACGGGTCTACAACTCCTGAAGTTAGTATCTTCCTGAGTAGTTGGTCTTTAACCGCGTTCTTTACGCCCTTTTCTAGGTTTAAACTATCTAGCTTACTGTCAATAGCTTCTAGTATTTTGTCGTTCATGTTCGAGTACATGTCACGAACACCTGTATAGGCGCCCCGCTGCTTAGCGGTTAACGAACCGTACAACTTGTTAACTTCGTCCCATACTTTAAGTTTTTCAGCGTTAGTATCAAACTCTCTAATTTCCCCTACTACCTTAGTCTTATCCAAAACTTCTATTGCAGCGTCTCGCTCTGCGGCGGTCTCAAACGATATTTTTTCAACTACTTTTAACTTACCGGTTTTGGCAACGAGGGTTGTGTAGGCGTAGCCAAATTTCTCGTATCGTGCTCTAGGCTTAGTAGGGTCTACGCCTTCGATAGTGCTCATACCAACAAGCGTATTAAAGATGTCTAGTGCAGTCGAATCAAACTTAAACGCTGCTCTGAAGTCGTCTAGCTTGCCCTTAAAGTCTTTCATCGACTCATTACGGAAGCCATCTTGCTCCTTGATGAGTGCTTCAAACTCTTCGGCGGAGGGTAGGCGGTCTTGATCAATTGCTAGTTCTACTATGTTTTGTAACGACATACCGTTGAGTACGGTTAAGCGGGCTTTAGCGCCGAGCGCTTTTGTGTTGCCCCAAAACTTTATCCTAGACTTCTTAAGAGTATTAGCAGACGCAAACTTAGTACCGCCGCCCATCATGTCGTAAACAGCACGGAGGGCATCACCGTCAGACATAGCTTGGTACACGGTGGTAGCATTGCGAGTATCTAAAGACTCGGCGATCAAAGTGTCTATATATTCAATTGCTTTCTGGCTAGCATCCTGTGCTTCTGTAGGGGCTATACCAAACAAACTCTTAACAGCGTTAGTGAAACGTTGCCACGCAGTTAACTTAGCGCCAGCAGGTTTGTATCCTGCTAGTGTGGCTCTAAATTGGGGGTTAGTATAAACCTCGGCAACAAAGTCTCTTAGGGTTTCCGTACCGTAACTGCCATCAAGTTTGTCTTTAACGTCGTTGTATAGCTTAGTCAGCTTTAAAGTAACTGGGTGCGACTTGTTGGATAGAGTTTTGTGTGTTACTGCGTGAGCCGTTTCGTGTAGTAGTGTGTGAGTGCGAAGCGGGGCATCAATGTTAACTTTTATGACATCGGTAACGGGATTATAGCTACCCGCAAGCTTCTTACCCCGTCGCCCTAAAAGAGCCGCGTCTTCGGCTTCAACAAACTCTACCTTCGTACCTTTAATAGCAACAGCTAATTTTGCAGCCGTCTTCCGTACGTCAGAGTTTACACTGTCATTAGATAGTTGAGTAAGTGCTCCAGTAAGATCGCTATTGAGTACCGCGTCGTTTACCTCCTCCGAAACTAGTGGCATAGTAGCAGACACGGCATCTTCTCGTAGATTATCAAGAATGCCGTCAGAGTATTCGTCGGGGTCTATGCCGTCTAAAGTGTCTACAAGAAGCGCGCTTGGGTCAGTATCAGCGGCAAACTCGTCCTCTAGCGCTTTGTCGTCTAGAGTGTTTTCTACTTCTGCTATGTCTGCCGCCTCCATACTTGCATCTACTTCATCCACTTGGTCTTGAAGTACTTGGGTGGTAGCGTCATCCGCAGCAGCTTCATACTGCGCTTCAGTTTTGCGTGTTGAGTCTCTATCTTTATCTTGCTCCGCAGCTTCATCTCTACGTCTCGTTACTCTACTCTCTTCTTTTGTGTAGAAATCCACATACGCATCCAGCTTAGCCGAAGTTTCAGGAGACAAGTTTTCTTTAGCCCATGAAATTGCGGCGTTAGCTTTCTGTATTTGTTTTTTGTTTGCCCTGCCCATTATTGGTTCAACGCTTTCAAACGCCATGATGCGTAGGGCTTGGTCTGGGTCTGTAGCTGTTCTAAGGTATCTAGTCGCCGCTCCAGTAGGGGTGTACGTGTCGTCTCGTTTTACGCGCTCTTTACCTTGGACTTCCAACACTTGCATGTCCGCCGCAAGAAGAGGGGTAGTGGGAGCGGCAGGCTCAGTACTAGCAGTAAACGTACGACGTACAGGAGGAGGAGCTTCAACAACTTCAGCGACAGCGGGAGCGGGAGCGGGAGCTTCAACAACTTCAGCGACAGCAGGAGCTTCAACAACTTCAGCGACAGCAGGAGCAGGGGTCTTAGCTAAATAGCTCTCTAACGAGGTTCTAGTTTGTTTGCTTATAGCTTTATTTTTATATAGCTTCTCTAACGCCTCACGTACTTCTGGGCTGTTAATTTCTTTGCCTTGTAGTGTTGCTCGCCTGCGTATAGGCGCATTCGGTGTAATGTTTAAACTGTCATACAACTCTTCCAAAGTAGCGGGTGGCTTTGCAGGCTTAGCTACACGTTCTTTTATGAACGCCTCTAATGGCGCTGCCCCGGCGGCACCTTCTCTACGCAGTTTAGTTACAGAAAAAATCTCCTGTAGTTCTGTATCTGTAGCGTTGGTGTTTGTAAAGTCTTGCCCGTCTAGAATTTCTTTAAAGGCCCGCGCACCTTCTTCTAGTGTTTGAACTTCTGGATTCTGTAGGACAGTGGTCAACGCAGCAGTGCGTTGTTGGGGAGTAGGCTCGGCGGCTATTAAAGCTTTTATCTCTGCCGTCTCGGCTTCATCTTTTGCTTTAAACTCAGCGTCTTCTTCCGCCTGCATTCTGTCAAGTTCAGCGTTTTCTGCCTCTGCTGTGGCTGCTTCTTGCGCCAGTATAGCTGCTTCTTCTGCTTCTATCGCAGCGTACGCGTCTTCATCTAGCAATGCTTCGACCTGTTGAGTTTCTTCTAGGTCGGCTATTAAATCTGTTTCTGGAGTAGGGGATTCGGGCGCAGGGGTTTGACTACGTAGTATGTCTACTTCGTTAGCTACCGCTGCTGCGAACGCATCAGGGCTGAGAGGCGCTTCACTATAACGGGCTTGTACGGCAGCTTCTGCCTCTACTTGAATGGGGTCTTCTTCAGTTACACCTGCAAGGTCTTCTACGTCCATTAGCTGTTCTGGCTCTGGACCTTCACGTGCGGGGGCTTCTGGGAACATATCCCGAGTTTCGCCAACAGGTGTCTGCGCTATTTCTTCTCTTTCTTTAGCTTCTCTAGCTGCTTTAGCTCGCATCTTAAACGGCAGGATAGCTTCAGTAAGGCCAGAAAGCAGTCCGCCCACACCGGCACCCAAACCAAACGATTCGTTAGTACCTGTAAATACACCGCGCTCTGGATCGTACACTCCACGCTGAATAAGGTTTTGCCCTATTTCAGTGATAGCTTCTTGTACGCCTTCGGTTAAAGCCGCTTCGCTTACACGCCCCAGAGGAGCTTTGCGTACACGTTGTACTATCTTATTGCGTATGCTCTTACTTGCTTCTTCTGCTAGCTGCTTAGCATCTCTTGGGTTCAGTACACCCCTAAAACTTTTAACAATCCTAGAAGGACCGAACATTTCGAGCGCGCCCGGAATTGTACCTAGAGCAGCGGCTTTACTTATCTCATCCTCAGTAGCTCCGGCAGCTTCGGCGCGTTGGGCGGCTTCGCCCGCACCCGCTGTAACACCCGTAAAAACACCCGCAGCAAGCCCAGCTACACCCAGAGGAGCGGCGGCAAGGAAAGGTAGGGTAGAACCTACGCCTTTCATAAGGTCTGTATAGGTACCTTCGTAGGCTTCGTCGGTGGCAAGGAAGTCTTGTACGTCCCCACCAATCTCGCTAATGCGAGCGCGTGCAGCTTGCTCTGCTTCTTCCGGTAGTATAAACGCAGCACCAGTCGCAGCCGATTCCAATAGCCCCGCAGCACCGCCAAGCAGTGCCTTACCTGTCTCAAGCCCGTACCCCAGTAGTGAGGTTTCTTCAGGCGCGACGGGGGTAGGGACAGTATCGTCTACAACCCAATTACCATTTGCTAGGTAGGCGCGTGCTCCCGTATCGGGGTTTGTTGCCGTCTGAGATATAGGAAGCCATGCCCCGTCTACTAATATAACTTTCTCGTTAGTTTCGGGATTAGTCGCGGTTTGCACTGCCATACAACGTACCTATTTAATTGTTAGTCGGGTACAAAACCTGCGGGTAAATCAGTACTCCCCGTGCCCGCACCAGACGCAGCAGGAGAGGTAGTTTGTATGCCTAGGGTAGCAGCGACGGCGTCTATTCTACTTTGCGTGGCTCGCAATTCTGCTTGTCTTGCCGCGATGTAGTCTAAGTATGGCCTTCTCTTTGCTTCAGACAAGAACGAAGACTCCGCAATAGCTTTTTGGATTTCTCCTCGTATACTACTTGCATCTCTTTGAGCGCCGTTTAGTATGGTGACTTGTGTGTTGCGGTCACGACTCTTCATGTTGTCTTGATTTTCCAAACTACGCAATTGCATGTTGATAGTTTCTAGTTTTGCACTTCTATCTGCTAATCTGTTTGCATTCGCACGGTTTTGTGCGCCTATGTCTATATTACTTAAGGCTTGGAAAGAGGCGTTAGCGGCAGTCGCGGCGCTTCGATACGCACGATCATAACCTTGTTCGCCTGACTTGTATGCTTCTATACTCGCAGCTCTCTGAAGGTCAGCTAGCTCTTTAGTAATGCCAAATGCCTCTTCGCCTTGATCTTTTTTGCGTTGTATCGCAGCTTCCTGTACTCCTGCTACGCCTTGACCGGCGGCAATACCACTACGCGCGATACCTCCGGGGGTAGCAAAACCAGATAACATTGCGCGGAATTCATCCCTGCTTTGTTTCTTGGGGTCGTTCATAGCGGCGTTAGCTTCGTCCACACTTGTCTGGCGTGCGGTATAGGCGTCTAATAGTGCTTGTGGTATCCCATACGCAGTCTGAGCAAGAGCAGCTCTTCTTTCTTCTGCTGCTTCCGCCAATGCTGTAGGGTCCGCAGCGGCCGCAGTTTGCATTCTTTCTTCAACTTCAGGAGTTACTAGGTTTGTGCGCGGCGTCTCTGTTTGCGCATCCCCTATGGTAGCAAGCTCGTTAAACAATTCTTGCCTAGTTGTATTGTCTGCCGCATTTCCGCCTTCGGCAGTTGAACCTTCCGGCAGAAACTCTGTCGCCGAAATAGTACGGGGCGTCGGAGCATTGACCCCCTGCATGCGAAACTCTGGACGGGGTTGGCGATTAGCATTAGTAAGAGCGGCTATTCCCCCTAAGTCGGCGGGGTTCTCGTTCCTAGTTCTTTTTGAAGTTACGGCGGTAATTGCCTTATCTAAAGGTACTCCACGATCCACAAGTTTTTGGACTTCTGCTATCGCGGCGCGGCGCTCACCCCCCGCTTCTATGTAAGAACTTACCCCCGGCATAGTCGAAGTAGTGTCTGCGTTTGTTGCGGCAATTACGTCTGCATAGGACATGTTGTTATCCGCTTCTACTTCCATACCCGCTTGGAACCGCTTAACTTCACCGCCCATAGCCATACCGTTAGACATCTCTTCATAAGTTTTGCCGAAGGTATTGTAGAACTTCTTAAGGATTGCCTTGCTTTCTTCTACGTCAAGCCCTACACCCATAAGTTTCTGACCCATACGCTCTATAAAGTTAGGGTCTCTGTTTTGGTTCTGGGCGGCTATCTCGTCGCGTACTTGTTTCATTACCGCTGATCTTTCTTCGTACGGTACGCCCATACCGGCTTTAGCTTCTTTTAGTATACCCATACTTTCTTGGGCATTAGCGCCGTAGTTCTTAAGTCCTTGGCCCATGCGTTGTAGCATATTAGCCTCTGGAGGACCCATAAACCCGCCTTCTTGGTAGCCGACAATACCGCCATCGGCCATACGAGCCATATTAGGAGCGCCCATAGAAGGCATACCGCCACCGATCATTTTACGCGCTTGAGCTTGTTGTACTTGTCGTCCACGTTGCTGCATACCCGGAGCTAGTCTTTGCGCTATTCCGCTAATGCCTTCCATCGCTCTTTGGTCCACTTGCTCAGCTATAGTAGGAGGAGTGGGGGGCTGTTGACTCATAGCTGTTTGGCGGTCGGCAGACGCCATCAGTGCCATAGCTTGTTGAGCTAGCTCCGCAGCTTGATTTCTCTTCATAAGCGCGTCAGTAGGGTTTAAGTACTCAGGTATGTTCGACTCAACCACGTTCATAGCTGCGCTCATACGCGGGTCATTTTGCGGGGGCATACCCTGTGGTTGCTGTTCTTGAGGACGTTGGGCCGGTTGTGGTAATGCTGTGGGTATTCCGTTCATTTTAACCCCCTCCTAAAGCTTTTTCTATTTGGTCAAACACAGTCATTGTGCCTTCTACTCCACCGGCGAGCGACGCAAGGCCGGTAGGCTCGTAGTACTGATAGCTTTGAGTCTCAAGTGGTAGGCCCTGTAGTAATGACTGCATAAACTGTACTTGCTTGTAGGGGTAGTCTCGCTCTTGTTCAAACTGTGCTACATCTGCGGCGATGCCTTGCCCTTCAATGTTTCTTTGCGTCATACCAGCGTCTTGCATGGCTTTAGCTATGTCTATACCGTATTGGTTGGTGTTTTGCTGCGCAGTTATCTGACGATCTTGTTCAGTGTTGAACTGGTTCTGAGCTGCGCTAAACGCATCTTGGTAACCCTTACCTGTAATTCCTGACATACGATCTAGTAGGCCACGCTGTAGTTCAGCTTCTGCAACCCCTTGACGAGACCCGCCGTAGGCACCTGCTTTACCGTACTGGCTTTGCAGGTTTTGAGCAGATATTAGAGCTTGGCGGTTTGCCGCATCGTACTGTGGTTGAAGCGCGCCCTGTAGGTAGGGTGTCATGTACTGCTGTAGTACGTCTCCAGAAGCCGGTGTATAAGTACCTGTTTCTCCATCCACAACTTGTTGTGCGGTAGGTGCGGCGTATCCTGCGCCTGTAAAAGACTGAGGATTAAACGCGCCCATATCAGCAGTAGGCATGTTTAGTGACCCAAGTCCTTGAAACGCTTGAGTTTGTAAATTAGATGCCCCCGGAGTAAGAGGTCCAGTGTATGGGGTATAGGGCATTTGAGTAGCTAACGCTTGCCCCCGCCCGAGCATATCGGTTACATAGGGGCCTGCCCAACTAGATAGCGAGGACTCTTCTGCACGTAGCATGTCTGTGCCTGTTGCTGCCGCGCCTGTTGCTGCCGTTCCGCCAGTATTAAATCTCTGCATGTCGTTCTGCCTTACGCTAGGTATTTATTTGGGTCGATTTGACGGCCCTGATTTGGATTTCCAGTACGATCTTTGCGTATTCTTTCCATCATGCTGTATAAATTCTGTGCGCCGGAGTCAGAGTTACCGTTCCCTAAGTGGCTAACTACATCAGCAGGAATTACAAATTCCCCATCACTTAACGCTGCTGGCTGCATGTTGTCTATTGTAGCAGGGATTTGATCCGCCATACCATCAGTAGGGCCACCTAGGTAGTAGTTTTGAATCTGAGGTTGCCCCCCTCCTGCATACCCTACAATACCGCCCATAGCCATTCCCTCAGCAGGTGTAGCAGGTAAAAAAGAAGTATCAGTAAAGTACCTACGACCCATTGACCCCGGAGTGCGCGGCACGTTTACTGTTTCCATAGTGCCCTGCTCGTTTGCTATTTGCTGAGGTATAGTTGTAGCAAAAGCCCCGTCAGCAAGTTGCCTACTGCCATCGTCTAATACGTTACCTAGAGTGTACTTAGGTATGCCACCTTGATACCCAGTAGGTTGTTGGCGCCCGCCAGTACCAAAGAAACTAGCTAGTCCTTGAGAGTCGTTGGGGTTCATAATTCCGTATATTGCCGCAGCACCGGCCCCTGTCTTAAGGATGTTACTCCAATCAAGTCCGTCGTCGTCAGTAAAAAAGTCTTTGCCTGCTTTTTTAAGGTTCGCAATAATCCCCATGTTAGTATCCTCGTATTAGACGGTCTATTTCGTCAACTAAATCAGTGTTTTGGATCATACCACCACCGTAGTACGGAGTGCTATCTTGGTTGTTTGCATTTATAGCGCCTAGTATACGGGCCATGTTTTCTTCAAGGCTTAACGCAGGGTCGTAGTAAGCGTTAATATCCGCAAGCCCCACTTGTTCCGTACTCATACCCTGTATACCCTGCCCAGAACTTGGGAAACCGGTAAGAGGAGTTAGTGGCGGGTCTGGGTCCGGGTTGACATTGACGTTTATGTTCGGGTTCGGGTTAACGTTTATGTTCGGATTCGGGTTCGGATTCGGGTTCGGGTTAACGGTTATGTTCGGGTTCGGGTTCGGGTTAACGGTTATGTTCGGGTTCGGGTTAACGTTTATGTTCGGGTTAACGTTTGTGTTCGTATTTGTATTAGCGTTTGTATTAGCGTTGGTGTTGGTATTGGCGTTGGTATTAGTGTTTGTATTGGCGTTGGTATTAGTGTTTGTATTGGCGTTGGCGGTAGTGTTCGCATTAGTGTTCGCATTTGTATTGGCGTTAGTGTTCGCATTAGTGTTGGCATTAGTGTTCGCATTTGTATTGGCGTTAGTGTTCGCATTAGTGTTCGCATTTGTATTGGCGTTGGTATTGGCGTTGGTATTGGCATTAGTGTTCGCATTTGTATTGGCGTTGGTATTGGTATTGGCGTTGGTATTGGCATTTGTATTAGCGTTGGTATTGGCGTTGGTATTGGCGTTGGTATTGGCGTTGGTATTGGTATTGGCGTTGGTATTAGCGTTGGTGTTCGCATTTGTATTAGCGTTGGTATTAGCGTTGGTATTAGCGTTGGTATTAGCGTTGGTATTGGCGTTGGTGTTCGCATTTGTATTAGCGTTGGTATTGGCGTTGGTGTTGGCATTTGTATTAGCGTTGGTGTTCGCATTTGTATTAGCGTTGGTATTGGCGTTGGTGTTGGCATTTGTAGCTGCGGTGACTCCTATACTAGCTGCTACCGTAGCGTTTGCCCCTGCATTTACTGCCGCATTTGTAGCTGCCGTAGTAGCTGCCGCTACAGTTGATCCTGAAGCTATTGCTGTGGTTGCAGCCGTATTTGCCGCCACTGTAGCTGCCGTAGTAATAGCCGCATTTGTAGTAGCGTTGGTAGTAGCGTTGGTAGTACTAGCTGCATCTCCACCAGTAAGGGTAGTACTAGCTGCATCTCCACCAGTAAGGGTAGTACTAGCTGCATCTCCACCAGTAAGGGTAGTACTAGCTGCATCTCCACCAGTAATTATGTCCGCAGCCCCACCAGTAACGGTACTAGCTGCATCTCCACCAGTAAGGGTAGTACTAGCTGCATCTCCACCAGTAAGGGTAGTACTAGCTGCATCTCCACCAGTAATTATGTCCGCAGCCCCACCA